TCTTTGGGATGCTCGAAATAATGATGTACGCCGCGCTTGGTTGTTACCCGAACGGGTGAGGACAAGCCTTCCTCTATTGCAAATTTGTGCGCCTCGGCACTGTCACAGTCCACGATACATATTCCCGATAGCTCTCCTGTAACGACTGCGAGGCGAGCATCGGGCCAGTCGCGAAACCATTGTTCGACCTCACCCTCGGTAGGGCGTCTGACTTGGAACCTTTTCCAACTGATGTATGGTTTTTTCGATGTCGGATTGATTGGAATAACGGGCCAACCCAACTCAAGATATTCAATCGCCGCATCAACTGACCCTCTCTCCGCTTTTTGACTCATGCTCACTGCTCTCCTGTACGTACTTCTCAATTTTAATCTGAGGGAATGCGCTCAACATTCGCTCAAGCGTTCGCAACGTGATGTTACGGGTACGACTCCATCGATATGGGGCGGTTCTAGGAACACCAATGGCTTCAGCAACAACCCTTGCTCCCCCTTGGTCGCTGACCATTTTTCGGATATCGATAGTTTTTTTCATGATACCTCCGTTCCAGAATAAAGGCGTCCCTCAGACACCGAAAGATATTGACAACCCACCAAAGACCGTATAATATCCAATACTCTCAGATCGGTCAAGGGGGATAAAATGCCGAAGAAACCAGTGTTATCTGCTGTCGTCTCCGATGAATGGGATGATTGGGAGAGGATACCTGTAGACACCCTTCAAGCGCCCTGTGGTGTGCGATGGATGGAGGCGAAGGAGCGGGTGAAAGCCGCTGAGTCAATCCTTGAAGATGTGGAGAAGGACGTGCGGGGTATGTTTCCTGAATCTATGGAACCCGGTAGTACGAGGGCTGTTCGTTTGGATGGACAAGTATGTGCAATCCTGAAAACACACTCTCGTATGAATTGGGATTCAGATATTCTGAAGGGGATGATCGAAGACAAGATGCTATCGGAAGTGCTAAACCTCTCGATCCATCGCAAAGAGTTTGATCGATTGCCAGAACCATTACGTAAGGCTCTGGAACCCGCGATGAAACGCATACCGTACGAACGCTTAACTCTTGCCCCGTTTTCAACGGAAGAAGAGGCAGGAAGAATCATGGAGCAGAGCGATGTTTGAAACGAAAAAGACGAATGAGACGAAGTTTATTAAGGATAAGACTTTAGTGATGGGGCATCACGGGTGGGGGAAAACACACCAGTGTAGGCACTATCAGGAAGCGTACGGGAAAGGTCTGATCTTATCAGGTGAGGGGGGTCTGAAATCTCTCGAAGACACAGACATAGAGTACGTGGATTTCAAAACGTGGGACGGAGACCATAGGCCAGAAGATGGTGTGTACTCGTTTCGTGGTATTACACGAATGATGTCCACGCCAGAGTTTAAGAAGCTAGGTTATAACTGGCTCGCAGTGGACAGCCTGACCGAACTTTCCGATCAACTGATGGAACACATCGATGTTGAGTTCAAAGATGTGACTAATGGATTCGTTAAATGGGGTGAATATTCACGCCTCATGATTGGCGCACTGAAGTGGCTTCGAGACGTAGACATGCACATATATATGACATGTCTGGTATCTGAAGAGGCTGATGACAACGGCAACGTGAACTACTGGCCGCTTGTTAAAGGCAACAAGATCGCGAAGCAACTACCCGCGCTGTTCGATCACGTTTTCTGTGGCGTGAGAGTGACCGATGGTGACAAAACTGCACCTACGATCAAGCGTTTGGTTATCACAGAGGAAGTGCGTGGATGGCACGGGAAGTCCCGTGATCCACGGGGGAGGCTCAAACCAGTTGAGCAATGCGATAACGTAATTACGCTTCTCAAGTTGATAAGATCAGATGAAGCCAGCTACGAGAAATATCGCAAAGCGCAAACGAAACGAAAGCCTACTGAAGTTAAGAAATCAACTACGGAGAAAGCCGCATGAGTACATTTGCAAGTTTTTCAGATCTCGATCTGAGTAGTGTTAAAGAAGCGAAGGGCGTCAGCATCCTACAGCCCGGTAGGTATGATGTGAAAGTCCTAAACGCTGAGTGGCAGGAGATGGCAAACGGTAATGGCAACCAAGTCATGGTTGAACTGGAAGATATTGATGGTTCTGGATCGATCAGGCACTGGATTAACGTGAAGCATAAGACGAGCGATATGGCGCAAGAGATTGGTCAACGCCAACTCAAAAGCCTGTTGCAGTTTGGTGGTCATCCCGATCCAGATCATCCGGGCGACATCAATTCAATACGTGGTCTGTATGTCGGTGTGGTTGTGGGTATGTCTAAAGAACGACGCAACCCAAACACGGGCAAGGTGATGGAGTCCCGGCCAGAGGTGAAGGGTTATCGGCTACCAGCGAATGATAGCGCCCGTGTACCCGAAGCTGAAGACAAGTTCAATGATTCACTACCGGACTTCTGATATGAAACTATCTTGGGAACTTATCTTAACAGTGATATTTTTTACGCTTGTGTTTGCAGTTTTCGCTTCATTGTTCCTATGATTGCCCAAGAAATTCTGAGCGCTCTCGAAGAAGAGGGCGCTCAGATTCGCTACAAGGCGCGCTCCTACATAGGGGCGTCAATCATTGGTAACGACTGTACTGCGTATCTGAATTATTCGTTACGCGGGTTTCCTGAAAATTCCCCTAGCCCCAAACTCCTGCGTATCTTTAATGTAGGACATGCTCTTGAGCCGATGGTCGTTGACGACCTAAAGAAGAAGGGCGGGTATGGCGTGAGTGAGGCGGACGAACTCACGGGAGATCAGTACGAGTACACAGCACTAGGCGATCATGTGGTATGTCATCTGGATGGAATCATCTATGTAGATGATGAACCATGTGTTTTAGAAATCAAGACGATGAACAAGAGTAAGTTCAACGCCTTTGAGAAGAAGGGCGTGAAAACCTCACACCCGCAATATTTTGCACAGTGTATGTTGGCTATGCACCTGAGCGGAATGCACAAATCTTTTCTCGTAGCAATCTGTAAGGATGACTGTCGATATCACATAGAGGTTATAGAATACGATGAGTTTGAAGCGTCTGCTCTGAAGCAAAAGATATGGACGGCGGTGACGGAACCGGAACGCATCTCTCCGGTGGAATCAGATTGGCGTTGCCGTGGATGCTTTAAGCGTACATCGTGTTGGCACCCGGAGGAATTGGATGCTCCACCCAAATGCTCTATGTGTAAGCACGCCAAGCCAGATATATACGCACAAGACAAGCAATGGCATTGCGGTAAACATGACCGTCCTGCGGTCGATCCATGCGAGGATTACGAAATGCTATTAGCGTGAGTATTTGCGCCCGTATTTGCGCTTGTAGCGACTGCTTGATCCCCCACCTGTATTCTTCTCTCCTGCCCATAAGTCAGTCAACGATTCTTTCGCGGCTTTAATGCCGCCAACTACTGGGATGCGCTGTATTACTTCACGCGCCGCCTGTCGTGCTTGCCCATTGGGGCCATCGTCTTCGCCGAAAAGCGCATTGCCAAGACCTTGTGCCGCGTTCCAAACGCCTACGGTCTGTCCAAACGACGGGCCAAGTATGTTACCCATTGTGCGCGTGTAGCCATAGTATCCGTTATCAGCCTGTTCGACAGCGTTATGAAGTAGTTCTGCGTACAAGCCAAAGCCACCTACGTGCAACATGCCCTCGAAATACCACCCGGCAAAATCGTTCGGGTCTGTGCCGTGTATTTCCGGGTCATAGCCGACTGCTTTAAGCCATTCTCTCATGCTTGTTACGTTACGATCTCGGACAACCCCCTCATCCTCGCTTCCGCGCATCTGAATTATGTCTTTGGCTGTTAAAGCCATTGCGCCACCCGCTGGCCCCATAGCCGCAAGCATCAACATTGGCTTGTAGGAGTGCCAGTTCTTTGGATCTTTCCAAATCTCCATAATGTTGTCTTTACCCAGCCTTGCCATCATCATGGGAAAGGACTTCAACTGCCACATCATTGCACCCGCTGGTGTCTGCGCCCATAGAGGTGTGTCGTTAGTGTTAGGCGCGAAAATAGTATCGTTCGCAAATTTAATGAGCGCGTCTCTTAGCTTTTCATTTTCAATGACGAGCCGAGGATCAATAGCTTCATCATACTCTTCCCCAAGATGACGACGACTCTTTATCAAATCCTCTATGGATGGGCTGTCAGGCCGCGCATAATCGTCGAGACCGTACGATTCAAGAACACGCTTTGCTCTGCGCCCCGCTCTACTATTAAGGCCGTGACGGGCAATACGTTTCTGTTCAGTCTTAAACCACTCTATTCCTATTATGCCCGCGAGTTCACGCATTGTGTCAGTCCAAGGTGTGAGCATGGATGCGTTAAAGAAAGCGGTCGTAAGTTTGGATGCGTCTACACCGTACATACCAACGAGCCGATTGTGTACGTAGTTTTCAATCGACAGACCACTATCTTTAATCATCGCCCTGTAGTCTGGGTCAGAGGCGTACCGTCTTATTCCACGAAGCCATGAACCCATCTCGCCTGATCGCATAAGGGGGATAAAGGGGTCAGTTAATGACGTAACCGTGGTGAAACTCAGCATCGTTAGTGCGTTGAAGTTGCGTAGGAATCTGGAGATCTTCTTTTGCGCTGTATATGCGTACGAATCTGTACCCCACTGCTTCCTTTGCGAAGCCATGAGGAGATTCTCCATTAGTTTTGTCTCTGCTGGCGGTAGCTCGCCACGCAAGTTCATCTCCAAGCCAGCCACAATGGCCTCGGCTTGGCGATCCCATTGGAATTTCTTACGTTCGGACAGCGGGAACTTGTGTAATCCTGGGTTCTTGAGGATGCGTTCGGCTTCTACAACTCCGCCACGAGCAGGATTGTTCAGTGCATCCACTAGGTTGGCGACTAATTGCTCTGCGGCAACCCTGTTCTTTCCAAATGGTGCGGGTATTTCGTCTTTGGTCTGCATCGTTTCTACATCTCCATCGACCATACCTCTACGGGTTCGCCTGATCTCTCTCGGTCTTGTGAGCGCATTGATTGCCGCTTCGTTACCCTCTCGGAGGATACGCATGTACATCATTGCGCCGTGGTTACCCTGTCCAAATCGTTTAGCGAATTCAATCTTTCTTGATGAGCCATCCAGATATTTAGCTAAAATAGAGGAGAGGTCTCCCTCAAGAAACTCTTCCAGTTCTTTCAGGTTCCCTCGGAACTCAGGCTTCTGGAGCATTATCATTCTCTGATAATCCACGTTATCAAGACCCGGCTCGTTCTTGGATGCGTATTGCGGTGGAAAGTGAACGCCGTCATCATCCAAGATTTTAGAGATCATCCTCTTGGCAATGCCCTGAGCTTTCTCACGAGACAAGACCTCATCTCTTAGTAAGGCTTCCTGTTGAAAGTAGTCGGCAAGTTTCTCTCTAGCCCGTACAATATTTCTTGATATACGCGTGGGTGACCATATTTGCGAGACATAGTTCCTAGCGATACCGCTGTGCATGATCCCGTAATGTATAAGTTGTTCTTTTTCAGACTCAAATGTTTCCCTGATTCGTCTGTAAGCCAAACGCTCTCCATCTGTTTTCAGGTGGGTTTCCTCTCCCGTGCGTAGCGCCCACAATACATTGTATTCGGCTTCTGTTGGGCGACTGCGATGTCGCACATCTATTGAGCGCTTAAACCAGCGCTGGAAAGCGTTACTGCTTCCCGGCAGGGCGTTGAGTGCGCGAACAATCGGCATGAGTTTGCGGCCAACCTCGCTATCAACTCTTTCAAATATGCCTGTGCCTTTATCTTTCTGGAAGAAGTTAGACATGTACCTGTCGCCAATCATACGTAAGCGGCTTGATCCTTTGCGTAAGTAGAATGTCGGCCCCTTACGGTGAGCCTCAACAATAGACTCTGGCTTGGGTTTTCCGCGTACGCGTACACGTAAATCATCAACAAATAGATCAGTTGGTTCTGACCCACCACGCTCTATTGTGTGGGCAACGCCTACGTTACTTCCATCGCCCCCTTCAATGATGTCTCGCACAATTGGTGTAACGATGGTTGCGTCTTCAGGCGCTGTGTTGAATGTCAGCACATCGTCTTCATCAAAGCGTG